GTCTCCCCCCGCACCCCCCTCTCACGACTCGTATTATATCCACCCGTCAATCCACGGAACCCCCACTTTGTAAACCGTACGGTTCACTTATTTTTATTATACCACACAGAAGTGGCCTCTTTACATCAAAAGTCAAGGTCGATTCTCTTAAATATACCAACGGGGTGAGTTATACCATGCGAGAGAGATACTTCTGCATCTGGGACTGCAAATGCGAGACGCGAAATATGAATAATCATTACGGTTATGAGTCACCAAGAAAGAGTAAACTCAGATATTTCTGTCGTAACTGTACTGGACATTTCAGAATGGACTCTGGAACTGTCACTGTCAAGTTAATTACTCAATCGATCAAACGCGCAACGGTGGTGATGCTCGATGAGTGACGCTGGATACTGGAAACACAAGGGTGCACAACAAAAGTTTGAAGCAGACAAGTCAACAAACCGAATTGAATACATTATGAGTAACCATGGCTGGACAAAAGTGAGAGATTCAACCAAACAAGAGGACATGGAAGAGAAGTGGGACGCACTTTGGCTTGACAAAAGTGAAGAAGAGCAGCGTGTTGATTACAAAACAGGCATCGGTGTGCAAGACTCACACAGAAAACTGTACGACAAGGGTGCCTTGAAGGTCACAAGATACGCAATGTTCAACAAATTCAACCGCAACACAGTCAAATTGATTGACGCAAAAGACTTTTGGGAAGGTAAACGTGACAGAAGAGTCAACAAACACGGTCAAGTGTACTGGGTTAAACAATAAGTGCAGACAAATCCATGCCGACACTGGCTCCAAGCATGATTGCAACAGGCTTGAGAATCTTAATCAGCATTTGAATCTGCAACATTTGATCTTCCAGGGCTTCAACCCTCTCAGTTAATGTCATCAGTAACGCAAATCCCTGTACAATTGTAACTGTGGAAGCAAAGCAATCCCAACAACAGCCTTGGCACCGATGACACTGCCAACAAAAACTGCTTCAATACGCTCTCGACGAGTTGCTTTGGAATCAAAAGCAATGTTCGCTGCTCCAGAAACGTACACAAAGTCGTCTTGGTTTATCTTTAATTGAGAGTTTTGGTGCTTGCCGTACGCTCGGTCATGCCTTTCACTCAAAGCATCAACACGATTGACTGGTTTGTCACCACGCTTCTGTCTCTTCTCGAACTGAGTGAACGGTCCAGTGTAGTTGTGACCAGGCAGATGTATCTCTCGAACCATCAGTTCACATCCAAGAGGATGTTTGAGTACCAAACAGCCTGCTCGGTTGCAGTTAACTCGCGTTGATTACCGATGATGTTTACCTGTAAGGCAGGGATATCAACCGAAAGTCTGCTTGTATTGAACTCAAACTCAGTAGCAACTGCATCTCCGGTACCAGGTGAGAGGCTGGTTCCTTGGTTCTCACGGTTAGCAGGGAACATACTCCAGACGCGTATAACTTGTATTCCTGGACCAACAATGAGGTCTGGGTTGCCACGTACAGTACGTTGTAACATAGCGAAATCGCTTGTCCAGCGTGTTTCGCTCAGTGCAGGGTTACCTGTTGGACCATTCATCTGGCCCATTTGACCAGGTGAATACCATTGCTGGGATCCATCGATACCGTATTTGCGTGTTTCAACGTATAAGAGAGCACGGGAAGTGACATCAGAGTATGTGCGTTGACCTGTACCTGTATCGAGTATACCCATTGGATTAAAACCAATACTGTGTAAGTCGTCAATCTGTACTTCTTCATTGGAACCGAGTATGGCATCAAGAGGAACATCCTTTTGAGTGATAATCAATGTTTCATAAATAGCAGTTATTGGGTTGATATTCCAGCACAATGCTGCATAAGGTAACTCTTGCTGGCGTTGGATGTTAATGGTGATGTCATCCAAACACTCTTGTCTTTCAAGTAAATCACGCAAGTCCATATAGTCCGATGAAACAAAGTGCACTCCATTCTGGACTGCATTAGCACCGAGGTTATCAAGAGCAAAGACGTCATTATGAGCCTTCGCACCCATCCAACCATTAAGGTTCTCATTAAAGGCCAAGAATGATGGTGTTGCGCTCACTGGTTGACCTGGATCAATAATGTTGCTGTCAAATCTGACTGCGCCCATTGTGGTTTTCATTATGCGTGTTGACATTACTTCTTCCCCCTGGTCTTCTTGCTGATAGTCTTCTTGTGCTTTCTCCACTGTACTCCGACGTGCTTCATTACGACCGGTGCATTCATGGTGATATTCTTTCCGCGACCAGAGTGTGAACCCTTGATAGCCTTCTTGTTACGCTTCGCTGCCTTAAAGGAGCGTGCAACATAGGCGTGGTAACCCTCATTGCGCTTTGGTGGTGATACTGCCAAGAGTATCACCTCAGTTCATAGATTGAGTCAAAGCCAGTGAAACATAGTTAGATGCAGATAGTTTGCTTATTACACCAGTAATACGCACATATAAGTCAACATCAGTTGTACCATTCATTTTGTCTGCTCTGATATGGAGTTGACCGCCTGGAACATAGCGAAGTTCTGCAACATCACCCAATGAAAGGTTATGTTGAGAGAAGCCGTTAGGTACATCTGTGTACTCAAGGAATAAGGAAGCAAACTCTGCATGGGTCTCAAAACCTGCTGCGAGGTCATTCAATGATACTTGAGCCATGTATTCTGCTGTGGTTGGAGTCGTGTCAGTAGCATCAATACCGATTTCAATTGCTTGAATTCCGAATGCTTCCAGATCAGCGACCTGTACGAAAGTATTCAAATCAATCAATTTTGCCTGTCCTGCTGCGTTTGCTGTTATTGTTTCGAAGATTTCGAAACTTCTTGTCTTTGCTGTTGCCATAATAAATCACCTTCTGGTAATACCTGCAGTATATGCATTGTATATAAAGAACACGATGTATACGAACATGTTCGCATAAAAGTATATGTGCTGCGAAGTCCGGTGGATATAATACGAGTCGAAAAAAGCACTTGAAGGAGTTGATTGAGTGTCGTCAGTTACACTTCTCCTCCCACAAGTCAACTCCATCCCTTCGGTCACTTCAAGTATCGCAATAAATTGCTCATTGCTTTTGTTATTGAGAGGTGTGGCGGGTGAAGACTGCGTCTCCCCCCGCACCCCCCTCTCACGACTCGTATTATATCCACCCGTCAATCCACGGAACCCCCACTTTGTAAACCGTACGGTTCACTTATTTTTATTATACCACACAGAAGTGGCCTCTTTA